CGGCTTGAAGCCGTAGCTGACGTGGATCGGAGTGTTTCGGATTATGTCCCCGATTGACTTTCCTTCCTCCTCGTTAGCGGCTTCGACCCCGGCGGTTCCTACCTGAACGGTCACTACGTCCCACCCCAAATCCCCTAGGATGTATTTGACGATCCCTAGCTCATTCATGTATCTCCAATCTGAGCAGACGATTGCGAGATCTTCGTTCGGGTGTAGGTCGGCCTCCCTTCGACATTGGCGCGTGAAAGCGAGGACGAAGACGTCACGGTCGATGGAGCGCGCGAACATCCCGGCGGCGACGAGGAAGTCCCGGTGCTTGACCTTGAAGGCCTCGTTGCGGAACGTGCGTGAGGATCCGCTACCGCCTAGGTCGAGGACTTGCATGTAGCAGTCGCATGCCTGTTTAAGCATGTCGGAGAAGTTGAGCCGGACGACGGGCTTGGTCGCACCAAGCTCGATGCCTTCCGCGAGGGTGTCCTTCCCGGCGCGAGCGTAACCTGTGATGAGGATGACTTTCTTCACGACGGGAAGGATCTCTCGGTGTTAGAACGGAACCTGTTCTTCGGAGCCGGAGGAGAAGGACTCGGGGATGTCACCCGTGGCGTCCTGCTGACCCGGCGCGCCGAACGGCGTGATCTTCTTGAGCTTGTAGTTGTATTGCATCTTGCCGTTCCATTCCTTGTCCGGGGTGACCTCGATCTCGATAGTGGCCTTGCGACCGAAGGCCGGGGAGACGAAGCGGATCAGGTTCTCGACGGTCATCGAGGTAGGCGGTTCCGGGGTGAAGCTCCCGGTCATCTTGCCGACGAGCATAGCGAGGCCTTTGCCGAACTCGACGGAGTAGTTCTTGGTCATGCAGTTGCCGTCGCCGTCCACGAAGAACAGGCGGCAGGAGGCGAAGCCCTTCTTGTTGACCTTGAAGCGTTCCAGCATCTTGTCGTCCTTGGGCTTGGTGAGCTTGAGGAGGAAGGTGCCGGACTTCTCGATGTTCTTGAGGGGCGGGAGTTCGTTGTTGGGAGGGTTCATTGTGATTTCTGGTTGGTGGGAGATTGGTATGGTGAACGGGCCGAGGGTCGCCATCAAGCGAATTGTATCGGGGTGGAGATCTTAGTGGGCGCGCCTACGTCGAGGTCATCAGCTCCGGGCCAAGCTCGTAGATGGCGAACTCATACGGGGCGTTCTTCTCGACGGCGATGAAACGGAAACCCTTGAGGCGTTCGCCGAAGGCGGCTTCGTAGGCGAGTCGGTAGAAGTGCGCCTGAAGGTTGTAGCGGTAGGATCTTACGGAGTTAAGGAAACCCTTGGGGCTGGCGTCCTCGGTCGTCTTGAGGTCGTAGAGATAACCGTCGTCACCTACGGCGTCGATGGCGGACTTGAGGGTCGTTCCGCAATAGTCCACGGAGAACATGAACTCGGTCTTGGTGAACTTGACCCCGATAGAGTCACGCGCGCGCTGGGCGGCGTCTGCTACGAGGTGGCCCATCTGCCACTCCTCGGAGGTGATGAGGATCTTCCCGGCGGAGGCGAGGGTGAAGGCCTCATAAGCCAGCTTGCCTTCCTTGGTGCGCCTGTCGATGCCTTCCGGGATCGCGGCGAACTTCTCGCCGACCGGGGTGGACTCCAGCGCGAGGTGGTGGACGAAGGAGCCGACCTTGAGTGCCTTGCTCTCGGTGCGCTCCGCGGTGAGCGAGGCCTTGTAGTGGGCCGGGGATTTCAACAGCTCTTTCATTCCAGAGCAGTTGATGGCTTTCGTGGCGTCGTATTCGGCGCGCGTGTTGATGATGTTGGGCATGGTTTTGTTTTTGGGTTGGTGGGAAATTATTGGTCGATCCGGGCGAAGATGGCCGGACGGTTGTTCCAGCACTTGGTCTTGACCTTACTGTAGCCGAGATCCTTGAGCTTGCGATTGAAAAGTCTGGAGATCTCTGACTGGTCGATGACCTTGTCTCCGTCCTTGTATTTCACGAAGTGACCTAGCGACCGGGTGTTGAAAGCGTTGGCGATAATGAAGTAGCGCGGGGAAAGCTTAGAGCAGATGTCTTGGATGTGTTCCATAGGCCTTTCGATGTGTTCAAAGTATTCGGAGGCGAACAGGACGTCTACGCCTCCCGGGATCTTCTCGATGCCGTTGACCAGAGTAAAGCCATATCGGTCGGACATGCGCCGACAGAACTCCCATTGCTTGGTGTTCTCGAGGTTGGTCGCGTAGACGCGCGCGCCGGGGAAAGCTTGCGTGAAGGCGGCGCTTACCAGCCCTACGCCGCAACCAAGATCCACGACGGAGTTGACCTGACCGAAGATGGATCGGACGGACTGCATGCCATTCAGGGATCCGTTCTTGAGGATCTCCCGGACATACTTCCGGCTGAACTTGACGAAGCACACCCACAGGTCGGTGAAGTAATAGTCTTGGTCGTAGACGGAGTAATCGACCTGACCCCGGGCCAGCGCGCCGTACCACTTGTCCTCCGCGTCTTGGACGTGGATGAGTGTTTGCTCATGTCCGCCCGGGGCGTCAAAGGCCTTGAGGGTCTGCCGGATCTGAGTCCTTGCCTTGTCCTTGTCAATGGGCTGAGTCAGGGCATACTCGGAGAGGAAGCTTTCGAGGAGCGTGTTGAGCTTCTCGTTAAGGATGTCGTGCTTCATAGTGCTTCGTCTTCGGAGTTGTCTTGCGACAGGTTCTCAGCGGCGTGGTCGGCGGCGTCAAGAGCAGAAGCGATGGCCTTCTCGCATTGGGCGAGGGTGTTCCGCATGACCTTGACGGAACTGTTGATGCGCTTGAGTCGGTCGTAGATTGGCTTGAGATCCTCGACCCGGGTGAGGGTTTCGTTGGTCAGCCGGAGGTGTTCGCGCTGGGCGGCGTGGATGTCGTCGAGGAGGTGGCGCGCGTCGTCGCCTACGATCTCGGTGTCGCAATAGTATTCAAGAGATCCAAGCTGGTCTTCGATGTTCTTGATGTGTCTGGCTAGGCTTTCTCGGTTAGTCATGGGCGTATTGTTAGAAGCGGACTTCGTTGATGTAAAGCTCAGTCTTGACGAAGAAGCGGACATTGACGGGAGGCCGGAGGGAAGCGATGTTGTCGCGTTTCCAGATGGCGAGAGCTTCGGTGAACTCGGCCATGCGCTTGGCCTTGACCTCCACATAGGCCACGCTATCGAGGAAGATGAACAAGGCATACGGCTCCGGGGTCATAGCGTTAAGCTTGTAGATCCCCAGCGGGGTCGGCCTAGGCTTGGAGATCTTCTTCATACGGCGTTAGGGTTGAAGCGGGAGAAATGCTGTCCGTGTTTAGCCCAGAACTCGACGTGGTGTCCGGCGACCCGGACGGCGCGCCGCTTCCACTTCCACAGTTCCTCGGTGAAAGAGTCTCGATCCCATACGACGAACTCCGGGTTCTCGACACGCCCGTCTATTACGAGGAACAAGGCGTGGCTCTCGCGAGGCATCTTGGAGGCCATGTGAGCCATCGCGGTCGGAGGGTTGGCTGGGATCTCAGGCATATCAGGCGCGCGTCTTGAAGAGCTTGGCGAGGACTTCGTTGACCCGGTCAAGATCTTCCCGGGGGTCCTGACGCTCCTTGCGGAGTGCTTCGTTCTCCTCAAGGACGCGGAGCCACTTGGCCTCAAAGTCTCGGGCTTCGATGGTGTAGTAATTGAGGACGGCTTGGAGTCTCTCGGTCTTGTTTTTCTCGTAGTGAAGCTCCAGCCGGAGCTGGACGACTTCCTTCCTGAGATCCGACTCGTCGTCCCGGCTCACTTGGAGATGGCCTTGAGGAAGGCGGCTTGGTTTTCGAAGATGACGCTCTGGTGGTGATTGTCGAGCGTGTCGATGTGCGCGCTCGCGGCGAGCCAACCCTTCGATACGAGATAGGCCTTGGCCTTATCTAGCTTGTCCGCCGGGATGAAGTGATGCCACGCGCCGTCCTTAGAACGCTGGAGGAGTCCGTGAGGGTCGGGGAGACGGGAGGCCGGACTGGAGGCCTTAGCGCCGTCATCGTCGATGTCGGTGGAGATCCCACAGGCGGTCTGAAGGGACTGACGGCGGAGATAAGTGATTGCCGACCCGAGCTTCTGGGCGTCACCCGGAGCGACGAAAGCGAGAGTCCCGCTGTCGTGGATCTCCCCGGAGTCGTGGAGGAAGACGGTGGAGACGCGCACCTGACCGTCCGCAGAGGACAGGCTTTGGTGAACGGCGAGGTTATGCTCCCGGGCGACTGCTTTAACGGTGTCGAGGATCTCCGAGAGCGAAGCGTATTTGCTCTTGAAGGCCGGGTTGACACGATCAGCGGAGACGTTCCCGATGGCGTTGAGAAAGGCGACCAGATCTTGGCGCGCCGTTTTGTTTTCTTTGGGCATGTTGGTTTGTGGGTTGGAAATTAGATTTTGTGGTTGTAGAAGGCTTCGTATGTATCTGCCAGATCCCGGATGTATCCGGCGATGGTTTCTCCGTCGTGGTTTTCAAACGGACCCCAAGGCGTGATCTTATTATCAAAGCCAGCTTCGTAGTCTCCCTCGAGATGGTTAAGGATCTTCTTGGGACTCCAGCCGGAAGGCCAGTCAGAGAGAAAGTGTCCGCAAGCGTGTTCGATGAAGTCTGGCTTTTTAGTCTTTTGTTTGGGCATGTTGGTTTGTGGGGGTAAAATTAGTTTATGGCGCCCCGGAGTCCGGCGTCAAGGATTAAGAGCGCATCGGCGGTGGCTAGTGTCACCGGGAGATCCGGGAACAGTTCGGACGCGCGCGCCTTCAGCTTGTTCTTCCATACGGTCGTGGTCTGCTCTCCCTTCGTGCCGACCGGGTGGGCCTTCTGCCAGATGGGAGGCCTAACCGGGTGGATCTTGAAACCAAGGGCGACAGCGGCGCCGTAGCACACGCCGTAGTTAAGCATGAGCTTGCCTATGGCAGACCCCGGGATGTTCCTCTTAGCGAAGAGGGGAGGCAGTTCGATGTACAGTTCTACAATGTTTGACTGCTTGGAGAGATCTGCGAGCAGGGAGCAAGTGTCGAAGTTGGTCGGCGGCATCCTCATCGCGGTGGTCTTGCCTTGGAAGCGCCAGCAGACTCCTCCGTTTACTCCGGGGTCGATTGCGATGAAAAGGATGTCGTTCATTCGTTCTTTAGTTGTTCCTCCAGAGAGAAGATCTCGGAGAGCAAGGTCAAGCAAGATCCGTGCGCCAGATCGGCGAGGATGTCCTCCCGGTTCGCGGTGACGTAGAGGCGACCGACTTCAGAGTAGCGGAGGTGTGCGTGGGCCGGGTCTGCGGAGATCTCCAGCATGGCCTTGGCGAGATCTAGGCGCGCGCGCTTGGCGTAGGCCTTGTGCATCTTGACCGCCTCCCGGGTGGCGGCGAGGATCTCCCGGCGGTTGGCGAGCTTGTGGATGACGTCCATGTGATTAGTCGCGGAGGTGACCCTTGAGGGAAAGCCACATTTTGGCTTCGATCCGGCACGGCGTGTATTCCGCGTTGCCGATTTGGTTTCCCTCGTCGTCCAGCTTGATCATCGTCCAGAGTCGGATGTGGCGGTCGTAGAAGATCCGGGCGTTGCCTTCGTAGTTGTAGTGAGTCTTCATCGGTTAGGCGGCGAGCTTGGCGAGAGCTTTCTTGAGGTTCTTGAGCTTCTCGGTGAGGTTTTCCAGCTCGTACTTCTGCTGGCTGATTTCGAGGTAAGCTTCGGCGAGCCGGATCTTGGCGGAGTCGGCGCGCGAGCGATCCGGGTTAAGGTTTGCTTCGTAGGCCGTCTGGACGACGAAGGTGAAGCTCTGCTCGGCGAGCTTGAGTTTGTATTTCCGGCTCTCGATGATGTCGGTGAGTTCGGAGATCTTGGCGGTGAGTTCGGAGTGGTTCATTTGTGGTGGGTGTGAAGTCAATAGATAGCGACCGGGGTCTGGTGTAAAGCGATTATTTTCAGAGGATCTTCACAAGGCGCGCCACCCGGGTTGAGTAGGCGGTAGGCCGGAAACCCCGGGACTTCGCCCCGGCAAAGCCCATGTTCCAGCATAGGGCGATTTGACCCGGGGTAGGCCTAACCACCCCCGCCCCGGCCAATCTGGTCTGTATCAGGCTGAGAAAGGCCTTTGCCACCCCTTCCTGAACTCCCGGCTCTCTCCACCTTGCCCGGGACAACCGGGGTAGGCCTTGAGCCGCCCGGAAGTCATTGGCATCCTGCCAAGCCTCGGGGTGGATCTGCCAAGCCCCCAGCGCCCTGCCGGAGTCCCCGACCGCGAGGGGATCTTCCCCGGACTCGACCATAGCGATTGCCCGGAGGATCTTGGGCGCGTCCTGCTGGGCGAGTAGCGGGGCGGCGGCGATAGCCATTAGGGTGAGGAGCTTCACGACAGGGAGCGCACGACGGCAGAGCCGGAGAAGTCCTGACCCCGGAAGTTGTAGCTGTAGTTGATGCCAATCCAGCCTCCGTAGGCAACGAACGGGTCGATAGAGATCTCCTGACACCCGCAACTGCCAAGCGTGGATGTGAAGGCCTCGCAAAGCTTCCGGGCGAGAGGGAGTCCCGTCTTGGCGGAACAGATGTCCCCGGCGACGATGCGCTCGTTGATCTCCCCGGATCTAATGAACATCTGCCGGACGACTTGTGTGTGGAAGTCCATGTCAGTAGTTGGAGAAATAGAACCCGTCTGCCTCGAAGTAATCATACATAAGATCCCGGGCGTAGCAGTCCCAGTTGAAGTAAAGCTCGCACGGGTGCGTGTCCCGGGAGTCTCGTCCCCATTGCGGAAGGTTGGAGAATAGGCCGATGCCGTCGGCGAACTCGGAGGCGAACTCCGCGTCGCTTTTGTATTCTCCGTAGTAGGCCTCGTCCGCTTGCCGGAGTTGCTCCCGGGTCGGAGCGGAAATCCCCATGTGGTCGAAGTAGGCAACTGCCGCCTCCGGCTTGATGGACACCTTGGGGTCTGGGTAGAGAGCGGCGACGCGCGCCGGGAGATCTTCTTTATGGCTCATGTGATTATTTGTTGGCGAGGGTGAAGAGGATGAGCGCGGCGATACAAGCCGGGAGGAGAAGCGCGTCGGCGAAGAGGTCGTAGGTCATTGGAGTAGATCCGGGTTGAGGGTTATCGGTTGAGAACCCGGATGGCGATGGCGTTGGCTTCGTCCTCGTTCTGCGCGCCCTTGGCGGCGGCGCGAGCTTCGGCGAAGATCTCCGACTCGGTATCCCGGATGTCGAACCACGCGGTCTTGAGCAGGGCGAGGCACTCGGCGACGGTGTCTTCGTGGATGGCGCAAGTGTCGGTGTTGGAGTTGAGGAAGCCGTCCTTCAGGTAAACCCAGATGCCGTCTCCGTAGCACCGTTCGTCGGAGACGTCGGCGACGAGCGGGTGCTTGGCGATCTGGGCGAGGGTGCGCGTGACCTTGTCGGCGGCGAGGATCTCCTCCGGGTTGAACCCGGAAAGAGCCGGGACGATGCGGGCGTGGATGCGAGCGAGCTTGATCTGTTTGTGGTGTTCCATTTGTGTGTGGTGTTTTGTGGGTACGAAGGTGAATAGATAGTGAGGCCGGGTTGGTGTAAAGCGATTATTTTCAGGCCGGGTTATGCCCAACCAATCCGGCCTCCCCATTGTTCTGCCATCGCCCGGGCAACCCCTTCAAATGTCCGGGAGCTCTCCTTTGCCGACTTGCTGACACCCCGGCTGAAAGCCTGACCACGGCGTTTGCCGCCCGTGTTAGACGGGAGGTAAGGGCGCCACTCTGAAAGGATCTCCGTGGGCTTGAGGGGTGGCAATCCCTTGAGCCAGAGCAGAGTCCTCTTGGAGTACGGATGCCCGAACTGATAAGGCTGGATGACTTGGGTCGGCGCCGGCAATCCGAAGATCTTCATCGGGGTAGGG